TAGGTTAGCGCCTTCTAGGTCAGCGCCGCGTAGGTTAGCGCCTTCTAGGTTAGCGCCGCGTAGGTTAGCGCCTTCTAGGTCAGCGCCTTCTAGGTCAGCGCCGCGTAGGTTAGCGCCTTCTAGGTCAGCGCCGCGTAGGTTAGCGCGGCTGCCTCCATTCATGGATAACCAATCACGGTGATTAGCTAGGATTTTTTGCATTTCTTCAGCAGTTATTGAGCGCATGTCATTCTCCTTGTTGGTGTACCGTAACTTTAGTGCATTAAATGCACCTTTGCAACCATTAAAAACCCGCTCATTGAAGCGGGTCGGTTTTGGTTACGCTACTTCAAAATGTTCAGCGGCCTGCTCAGGTGTCGCATCGTTGCGGTACATATACTCAACCACGTCACTCTCTGCTACTGCGTCAAAATCAAACATTTCGTAAACACCAGAGTTAGTTAGTGCTGCTGCTGCATCGTTAATTGAGTTGTACATGGTGTTTCTCCGTTGCGTTGGTTGTTTGCTGCGTCTATGTGTTCACTATAGGGCACTAGATGCACCTTTGCAACAGATTTAAAGAAATTAATTCTTACAATCTCGTTTCGCTTTCTTCGCAACGCCGTACCCGCTACAAGATAGATCACCTCCTGTCACGGCTTGGATTCACTGGCGCGTCTACCTGCCTGGGGCGGCTTGTACTTTGGCGCTGGAACGCATTCAACCGGGACACCATCACGGAACCTGACAGTAAGCTCCCCGCTCAACTGCCCCGCCTCAAACATGCGCACGAATTCATTGACCCATTTCTGTCGTTCCGTCACTCCCCACCCTCCAGTTCATCAAGTAGCGCTGAAACCCGACCTCTTGCTGTGCAGCGGCAGTTTGGTTCTTCACCGGGGTGATTACCCCCTGTCGATGCGGGCGGATTGTCCCAATCAAATGATTCACCGTCTAATTCTTCATGCGAATCCCTGACTCTTTCGTCGCCGCTATCCATCCAATCGTAACCCGGTATTCCTATTTCACGCTGACGCTCACGGGTGATTTGCGCGTTCAACTGACTAATTTCCGTGCGTGCAATCAATTTAGCCCGATTGTCGCTAACCTCAAAGCGCTTACGCAGTTGCTCACGCACCTCTGCGGTTGTCCTACCTTGACGCACTGCTCTACTGGCTACGTCCTGCATTTGCTGCACAGCGTCATCAGCCATACGGGTGATAAACGCGCCATTCTGATCCTTCCAGGCGTTCAGGATACCACGCACCTTGTCATCATCGTAGAACGTGGGACGGACACCCAGTACAGCACGCACCGCTTTAATCTGTTCTTCAGTGGCACGTCCTGTTACACGATCACCGATAGACAGCATGATTTCCCGCGTGCGTCCCATGACAGGCTCTATGCTCATGCGTGTGGACACGAACAAGTCACGCAGGCGTTGCCCCCAATCATCCAAGCGCACACCGTCCGAACGTGTACCAGCCTGCTCAATGATGCTTTCAATCTCTGGGAACACTTGCGCACGCACTTCTTCAGCCAACGCGGTGGTCACGTCACGCAAGCGAGCGCGATACTCGCGTATCTGCTGCTCTGGTCGCCTGGGGCGCGGTGGTACACGCCGTAAGCCTTGCCGCCCTTTGCGCTCCATGCGTGCGCGTGCAGCGGCTAGCAACTCCTGCTTGGCTAGTTCACTCACCTACCCACCCCTGCGCTGTCTCGTCGTCAATCAGCCCGTAGTCCACCGCCATGGTAGCGGCTTCAGTGTTGGTCTTGCGGATCGTCGCTTGCTGCACTTCGTCCATTTGCCACATCGGGTTGGTCTTGACCACACGGTCACTCGGCTCACCTGCTTCAGACAAGTCGAGCATGTAGACCAACGTGGATAAGTTGGGCATCAGTTTATCTTCTTGCTCACCAGCAATGGTGTCGTACCATTCGCGGGCATCACCCTCACCAGTGGCGTTCATACCTTCAGCGCTGCGCTTGAACAGCTTGCTGTGCTGAATCCCGGTACAGGCGCATAGGTTATGACGCAGTTCAGCAAGCAGCTTGTCAATACCAGATACACTGCTGGCCTTTTTCTCGTAACTTTCTTCATCCGCGTCTATCAGGAACATGTTTAACGTTGACTGACTGACGCCAAGAATCTCAAGACGTTTTTTTACCACGTCTTCTTGTCCACTGGCGATTAAATCAGACAGGTTCTTCATGGTTAAAACAGGCGTGATGAACGTCCGCAAGATACTTGACGCACTACCCATACCTTCAGCGTAACGTCCCAATGCGCGGTAGACTGCCTGGAGTCGGCTATCACCCCACCCGCTGTTCTGCTGACGGATACGATCAGGCACGTCTTCACCATCGAAGACCAACACACGGCTGCGGTGTATCGGGTACGGTGTGCCTAGCAGCGGCTGGATCGTCATGACTTCAGCGCGGCCAAAGTACATGCTGTTGGCGTCAGTGCTGATTGTTTCTTGATTCCACGACACTTGATGACGGTCGTAAACGATCAGCTCATTAACGCTGCGGATCGTATTGGTGTTCAGCGGCTGTGACAGGTCGCCTTGACCATCATTGATCAACATGACCATGACGGAACCACCATAAAGACCTGCCCAACGCAACGCACGGTTGAACTGCTGCTTGGCTTCCAGGTCGGCAAGCTGCTTTAACCGTTGTTCTCCTTGGTCGCCTTCCACCGTGATCCATTTACGTGTCATTTCCTCGGCAAACAGGTCAACAATACGGCGTCCGATACCGTCACCCCGGTAAATGTCCTCCAAGGCTTGCTGTGTGAGTCCGCTTTCAGCACGCGGGCGCGTGGCTTCACCAGGGTCACGGTTGGTGCCGTATCCTGATAACACATTGAGCCAACCATCGGTCTTAATCTGTGCCGTGGTCTGGTCGTCCATTTTGATGCGTGGCTTAGTCATTTAGCTGCACTCTAATAAACTTGTAACCGTGAAGCTCTGAAGGCTTATCGTTTTTCATGGTTATCATGGATACAAACAACCACGGCTTTGAGGTGAACGGTTTTTGCACAAAACGTAGTACGGTGTTGACGATCACCTTCCAACGGGGACGATGCGCCCAAACACCATTTGGTCTTAGTAAGTAATTATCAACCATGACGCACGTCTCCCTCGCTGTCGTGACGCCGCTTCTTCCGGGGAATCTTGATCAACTCGCCTTCACTGTCGCGTTTATCTTCACTCATTGCTACATACCTTAAATCGGTGATTCTGTCTAGCTTAGCACACCGTTACCATTGCGTAAGCCCTGTCATACCTGCGCCACCCGCTGCTAACTTGTTGAACGCACCGCTGGCACCGTCGATCTGGTCTTTATACTTACCCACTGGGAATGTCTTGTGTTCGTCAATGAAGTCTTTGTTCCAGGTTCCCGCTACCACCTTCACGTTCCCCGCTTCAACCTGGACACTGTACGGTTCAGCACGTAACGCCTTGTCACCTGTCGCACGTTCAGCATAGGCGCGGAAACCCGCAAGACCTTTGACCGTCGATTCTGCTGACTCCTTGCCGCCTGACCCTGGTTCTTGTTCTACCCACACCTTGACTTTGACACCATCCGTTTGTGCAGTCTGCTTAATGACCTTTTCCCGCTTCGGTGCTGACCATTGACCACGCACCACGTCCAGCACGTAGAAAATTCCTTCACTGTCTTTTGCCATCAGTACGCCAGCGGTGTAAGCGCCAGCACCGTCAGTCCCGGCTTTGTCCCAGTAGCGTACAAACTGAAATAACTTCTTGGGTGCTGCTTCCACAATTTCCAGCTTTTCCCACTCAAAGAAACCGCCGCCGCGTGGTGCGGGTCGCTGTTGGAACTGACCCGCAACGGCCATGCTTCCCATGATCTTTTTATCACGGTCTACGGTCGTGCGACTGAAACGCTCAGGGAATAACAATTCACCATCTTCAGTACGTGGGTCGGTGAAACCCAATGACGTGGTGCAACGGCGTTCAGGTTCAAACTCCATCGGTAAACACAGGTGGTCATAACCGTAGTCGTCTTCCAGGATGAAACCGGAAACGTCTGACTCATGTAAGCGCTGCATAACGATAACGATAGCGCTGCTATCAGGATTATTTAGACGTGTCGGTAAGGTCTCTTGAAACACCCGTAGCGCCGTTTCACGGTGTGCAATCGACAAGGCAGCTTCTACGCTGTGCGGATCGTCCCAAACCACCCTGTCACCGCGCTTACCCGTCATGGACGCTACAGCGCATGCTTGACGCCACCCGGTAGCGTCATTCTCATAGAACGTCTTTTGATTCTGGTCACTGGTTAGCGCGATAGGCCAGCGTTCTCTAAACCATTCAGACGTGATCAAGTTACGCATCTTGCGGGTGTCACGCACCGCTAACCCTTGCTCATGTGACGCACCGATCATGCGCATGTGGGAAAGTCCCTTCGGCCCCCACTCCCACGCGGGCCAAAATACGCTTGTCAACGTTGACTTCATCGTACCTGGGGGAATGTTAATCAACAGGCGTGTTAAATCACCATCAGTGATTGCCTCCAGGTGTTCGCAAATAGCGTCAACGTGCCACCCATGGATATACGGCTGACCCGGTTCAAGTACATGCCACGCTTCACGCACAAAATTAGCGAGCGAGCGAGCGCAATACTCACGCTCAATGGTTACCCAATCATCACTGCTTAGATTCACTGCGGCGGGCACGCATCAACTCCTCTAACGCAGTATCTGAAAGTGTGGACGTGTCAAGCGGTTTCGGCGTCATTGACCCATCACCGCTACGCAGGTCAAGAATCTGTTTACCTAGACCCACCAGTTTAGCTTTACCCATGGTCGCACTGACAGCAGCCCCGGTCTGCGGTGTCTCGGCTCCAAGAGCCACCTGACGCGCTTCCTCCAGTTCGACCAGCAGACTATCCACTGTGACTTTGTTTCGCTCTCTGGCGGCTTCACGGATGGTCTCTACCCTTACCTTGACCTTACCGTTCTCCAGTAGGTCATGTGAACGTTGCCAAATGGTAGCGGGTTTCATCCGTTCAGCATTGTATGACTGACGGTACGCTTCAGCAGCGTTACCCAGTTCTACGTACAATTGCGCAAATTTTTCCTGTTTCGGTGTCATTGCAAAAATTCTCCTTTTTAACAGTCTACATGGCGTCAATGAAACCAACCAGCGTATACGCTACCAACAGCACGATAATGAACCTCATGACATACCCTCCACCAGGAACGCTAAGCAGCACATGGCGTGTGATAGGTGCGGCTTGCCGCTCTCCTGATCCAATGTCTCACCTTGGCGATGCGCGTTGATATGACGCATCGCTGCGGCCATGTAACGGCGTTCCTGTTCATCCACCAAACGCCAATTTTCAGCACCGTACTTTCCAGCACCAAAGGTTAAGACCTCCGCTAGCAGCATTTCCGCTTTTGGTGGTATTAACTCCATCCGCGTTTTTTCACCGTCGAATTTCAGTCCTGTTTCGTTTTTCATGTCGCATTTCTCCAGGTAAGTGTTGTGAAAACTATCCCTTACCGGCTGAAACCCGCGCCATACGAGCCTTTCAGCGTTTTCAGGTAAGGGTAAGAGATAGGTCTGACTCCATATAATACGTAAAGCGCACGTATATATTTATTTTTACACTGTGTTTTCACCATCTCCTTCTACTTACTTATTATCTCTTACCCCTTACCTAAAGGGTACTAAACTACTGTTTGACAAGGGTTTTTAGCAGGTAAGCGAAAATTTAAATCGCTTACCTTATCCCTTACCCCTTACCTCCATCGTTTTGTCCAATGCCGCTCTAATTGCGCCGGTGTCTTTCATTGGCTTACCGTGTGTCCAAATTTGACAGGGTTCTGCGTACCATTTTACTTGCTTCGGGTAACGCACCCACCCCAACCGCTGAAGTATCTTGGCTAACGCTCTACCTTGCGGAACGTCCTGAAATGTCAGCGTCGGTGTGTTTTTAGCCATCATGCGTGTGAGGTGACGTGTGGAAAGTATTTTTTCACCTACCCCTTCACCACCTGATTCAATGGCCTCCTCCACCTTTTCTTCATCGTCGTCTTTATCCGCTACCCTCATGGATTCCTTCTCCTGGGTGACAGGAGCCGCTGCGTTGGGGTTGAACTCCGCTGGCAAGGGGTAGCGCGTCAACCAATGCGCCAATGCGCCAGCGTGCTTGTGCATGGCTTCCCGTAAGCGCGTGAAGTAGTCGGGCAGACTCATGCCCACCGCCTGCTCCATTTCCGCTGCATCGCTCCATGGTGTGAACACCACCATCCACCGACGATCCACGTTAGACAGCGGTAGCGCGTCACCGTGGTTGGTAAACGCCATGTAGTTACTGACGTTGGGCGCGTTGTAGTTGTTTTCACCCTTACGGTGAATATCCACGGTGTCATTGGTAATCAGCGGTTTGAGCATGTCCATAGCGGCATAGCGGCTGTGTCCCACCATGCGCACTTCCTCTAGTGCCACGACACAGTGACCCTCTGCATATCCGTTGTAGTCGCTCACAATGACCTTAGGCATGACGCTAGTGATGTTCGCGCCACCAAGGCAGCAGGTCAGCAGGTCAATAAGCATCGACTTACCGTCACCTTCAATACCCTTGATGATAGGCGACCATCTAATTTTCTTACCGGGGTTCTGTGCTACAAACGCAAGCCAATACAACAGACCGTTATAGACTTCTTCCCGGTCATCACACAGGTGTCGTAAATGCGCATCCATTAACCGTATCGCTTCCCGGCCTTCATCGGTCAGCACTGCGTCCGGTGTGGGAATGCTGCTAGGTCGGAACCTGTTGACACAGGTAAGCCCGTTCAACTCAAAACGCTCACCAAGCCGGGGCATGTAGATCACGTCACGCACAACGGGCATGTTGAAGTCATCCAGGGCCACCCGGTGCGGTGCTGGACGGTTGCCGTTATCGTTTGGATCAAGGTAGCGCCTGTACTCGTTATCAAAGCCTGTTTGCGACACTTCAACACCGATGGTGGGGTTGTAATACTGGTCATTGCGCGTGACGAAGTACCAGCCTTCTACCCATTCAGGCACCTTGACGTTCTCTACCTGATACCACTTGCTACGCAGGTCTTTAATGATTTTGTCAAAGGCTTTTTTACTCCATCCCATTTGCTGCGCAATCTGCTTATGCCAACTCTCTTTTTCAATCGGGGATAACTGATCCACTGCTTTCAGTAACACTTCTGCCAACTGTTGCTGCTCGCTTGAATTCGGTATCGCGTGTGATAACCGTTTCATCGTCTGTGCTATTGGGTCGGTCTCCATGACCTCATTTTGCTTTTTTACAGAGTCACCGAGAAACGACACCTCGCTTACGTCCGCTAACAACCGCGTTGCCTTCCAGCTCGCCAGCCGCGTACCAAACCCCGGTGACTTCTGTTCGATCCATGTCAGTAGGTCGTTGCCTGTACGCCCTTGACACGCACCGTGGTGGCATTTAAACCCCATACTACCGTCAGCATTGGTAAACACCGCTGAACCGTTGTCACCCGCGTCTGTGTGTTCCTCCACCCATGGACACGTCACATCAAAGCGTCCATCGCTGCGCACCTCCTTAATGCGGATAAGGTCGGGTAGGTCTAGCAGGGGATGCCCAGCCACGTTAGCGGCACCGTCTACGCGAGCTTCACGACGCGGTGCGTCCAGGTCTACGTTAAACGGTTCTGCCAATGCTTCTAGCGTCGTCACGTTAAACGGTTGCCAGTCCAACATGCGGCATTTAAACGGTTGCCCATTGACCAGCTTTGACGCCTTGTTGTTGATACCTTCAGGCAAGCGCACGTAGCGGGTCACGCCCTTCATGCCGGGGTCACGCCCTTCAGGAGCCAAGCCGTTAGCTACTAGACCGTCAAGTAAGTTCTCCACCCTCCCCCGGTCGCTGCATGGTTCGGTAAGGAAGTAACCCCACTGTTCAGACCCCGGCGAGGTCTCCATTATCCACCCTGGTGGTGGTAAACGCTTCGCCTGCTCAATACTCAATTTTTCCCGTACATCATCCAGCACAATGCAGTGAGTCTGTCGGAACAACGCCTTGCGGCGACGTGCAACACCGCGTTCATCCGCGTGAAACGTGCTGATCGTGAAATACTGGTTCGTGTCCGGTTCAAAGCGCCAGCGGCTGGAATAATCACCTTTCCACGCCTTCAGGTGTTGGTCGGCTGGAATGTTACTTGGGTCGTGATGAAACGCGGTGACATGCGCAACGTCTGCTAACGGGCCGAAAACAGCACGCAGAAATTCATCATTGGATACCGTCATCTTAACCCTCCTCGCCGTGTTCAAATCGGGCAGAGCGGGCTTTTATTGCAGCATTTCGTATCTTTGGTGTCGCGGGTGTTACATAGTGGTTAAAACCCTTGTGGTGTTCGATTTGCACAACGTTGTCAAACACAGAGTAAAAATGATCACCTGTCGAGTGTTTAGAGTCGCACGAGTAACAATACCAAGTTGCAAGACCATCAAGAAAAGGACTTCGGTCTTCTACGCATTTTTTGTTTAAAATCAGACCGCAACCTTCGCAAACCCAACCCGATGTGTCACGGTTGGTATTTTCAATAAGAAATGAGAAAGGGTCGCCAGTGAGTAACACGGTTGTTACTACAGGCG